TCTAAGTGTTGTTGGTTATATAGGTCAATAGTTCTTTGCAATGCTACGTTTACGCATTGGTTTGATGTTCTGGTTGTCATGGCGGGTTCGCCTCGATCATTAATGAAAAACAAAAAGTATCCTTGATTCGATCCATCTTGTGATCCTGTTGCATCATATAATTTTGACAATAATGATGCTGGAATCTTTAGTTCGTCTTCTGGTTCAATCATATCGCTCCTAGTTCTTTAAGTAAGTCTATTGATATTGAATCTGATTGCAAGACTCTAATCATTGTAATGTCGTTTTTTTCGCAGAAAACTTCTTTTTCGTTGTCTCGACAAAGCTGTTTTAAATAATTTTGTCTAGAACCTGCGTGAAAATGTTTGTTGTATTGATAATGCTGCGCCCCATCAACTTCTAATGCAATTTTTTTCGATGCATTATAAAAATCAATTGTCATGCGTGTCCCAACTACTGGAAGTTCTTCGAAAACAACATCAGAAAACCAAAAGGGATATAATAAATCTTTTACTTCTTTTTGCAGTTTACTACGACAACCTGCGTCCCAATTAATTTTATATTTATGAGGACTTGATAGTTTCTTTTTTGCGCCAAAAGAATTGTAGAAGATCATGCGCTTAGAATATTCTTTTCAACAAACTTGCGAAGATGTTTGGTAAGCTTTTCGTCTTCTTCAAGAATAGTATAAATTTTATTCATGCCTTGAATCTTGTCAGGAAACTCAAAACCACCTTCGTTAATGTATTCAGCAAGCTCTGGCTCAGTAGCAAACCATGAACCACTCTTTGAAAAGAATCCCCAAGAAAGTAAAAGGTCTACAATCTCGCGTTCGATCCAAACGCTTTTGCCGCCCTGTCTACCATATTTTACTGGATAGCGAATCAGGCGACCAGTGGTTTCATTGTCGGACTTGCGAATGCGAGCTTTTACATAATGACCGATTGCCTTGTTTGTATCGCTCATTTGTTGATCTGGTTTTTCTAAAATTTTGTCTTTTGCAAACTGTCTCTCAAACTCTAATACCCAATTTGGGTAATGAGAAAGAGCATTGGCTCCTGATGCACTTGTTGTGCTGTTTGGATCAAGGCTTTCATATTGGCCTTTGATGGTTGCTCTGACTTGTGAAATCATAATGCAAAGATGGCCAAACTTACCCATGCCCAAACTTACTCTGCGAAGAAAGTCTGAAGAAAGTAGTGCGCCGCCAGCTACTTTGTTTGCTTCGCTAGTGCTTTTTTCGGCATCGTCTTTCGGCAAAAGACTGTCCATGCTATCAATAATGATGCAGAACCTTGTTTTGCTTGGATTATTTTTAAGGATGCCGCGAATAAAATCAAATACAAAATCATAAATATGAGATTGAAGAACAAGACAGGTTCCATCTTCCCATTCTTCCGCTAGGTAAACAAAATTAACACCAGAACGCTCTCTCATTTTTTTGCCAAGTCTTCCTTCTGCTTGAACATAAAGGCCGCGAGAGCCTTTGTGGTCAGAAAGCATTTCATGCATAATCTGCAAAGCCTCGCTGGTTTTGCCGCATTCGTTGCCACCAGTAAAACGAAGTAGTCCTGAAAGGAAACCTCCACCAATTTCTGAATCCATGATCATAGAACCACTGGAAACAAAATCATCCTCTTCGACTGATTCCTCGAAATTAAGGTGATGTTGTTTATTGGATTTCATTAAACCAGCCGCAAAGTCACGCACATCTGGTTGCTTTTTTTCTACATTATCTGTTGTTTTAGTTTTTGCGCTCATTTAAAAATTCTCTTAATGATCTAATTTTTGGTTTCACTATATCTTCTCCGATTTTCTCGTTTCCTTCCACAAATTCTTCGTGGTTTTTCGGGTTATATTGAAACTCTTTATGTTTTTTGATTAAATAATCTCGACCATCTTTTGATCGAAAATATTTAATACTTCCATTCAGTTTGAAGGGTGGTTTTACTTTCAATAGAAAGTCAATATCATTGTCAAACCACTCAAAAACTTTAGTCACAACCATCATATCCAAGCGGATATCATCAGACTTACCGCCATCAAGCATTCGCTTAATAAATTCTTTTCTTTCTTTAACGAAAGGTTTTGGTTGCTTTTTAATTTTAGAAGCTTGAAACACTTCCCCACAGTTCTGACAACTGGACGCTCTTGCGCCAATCAAGTCTTTACATTTGGGGCATTCTTTCTTACCTCTAGGCATATCCTTGGAATATACCTAATTTTGAATCATTAGTCAAGTGATTTTTGAACAGTGGTAAATACAACCCCTACAATAAAAGCTACTGCAATAAGACCAAAAATAGTTTCTTTTTGTGTGATCTTAACTTTAGTGCTTGTTTCGACCTTCATTATTTTAAAAGTATTGCTGTTGCGCCAGATGCTGCGATAGCAGAACCAGCGGCAGCGGCTTTATTGGCGAACGCCTTGCCTTGTGCTTCTGTAGCCGAAGAATGATCAACCGAAAAAGCACTCCAAACAATAGAGCCGTCTGCATTTTGACGATATTCTACTTGTTCCATATTTCCATAAAACTTTGCGATTGCTTTTCCATCTTGGTAAAAAGCGGTTTTTGCACAAGAGCAAAACAAGACGGACATTAAAGTTAATGTTATTTTTTTCATTTTAAATCATTTTCTACCATTTTACGCACTAAGCTAAGAAAGTCTGTTTCTGGTTTCCAACCTAGTTCTTCACGAATCTTTGTTGAGTCGCCAAGAAGTAGCTCTACTTCTGCTGGTCTGTGGAAGTCGGGGTTGATTTTAACAAGCACGATATCTTCGTGTTTGTAAACTTCGTTTAAGCCGCTTCCTTCCCACCTGCATTTTTCAGCACCAAATCCAGCAAAGGAAAACGCGGCTTCGACAAATTCGCGAATAGTGTGGGTTTCGTTTGATGAAAGAATATATTCTTTTGGTTCTGGTTGGTTGACCATGAGCCAGACACCCTTCACAAAGTCTTCTGCATCACTCCAATCTCGTTTTGCATCTAGGTTGCCTAGTTCAAGAGGTTTAAAGCTTCCTGTTTTATACTCTTTGAAGATACGGGCTACATTTTTTGTGATCTTTCTGGTGACAAATTCTTCGCCACGGCGAACTCCTTCGTGGTTGAAAAGCCAACCCTGAATTGCAAAAAGATTATAACTTTCGCGATAAACCTTCACTAAGTGTCTTGCTGCACACTTAGACGCTCCATACGGACTGCGTGGGCGCAGAGGATGCGTTTCGTCCTGTGGTGTGGCAACTACATCGCCAAACTCTTCGGACGTTCCTGCGTTGTAGTAACGGCAATTGGGGGCGTATTTACGAATAGCTTCAAGCTGATGTAACACAGCCATTGTATTTGCTTCCATTACTTGCGCTGGCATCTTCCAGCTAACGCCAACAAAAGAATTAGCGGCAAAATTAATAAAATAATCTGGTTGTTCGTCTTGAATCACCCTATCTGTGTTTTGCGGGTCTGTAATATCAAGATCAATAAGTTTAAATCTTGGGTTGCCAATTAAGTGATCAATGTTTTGATGATTTTTAACGCTAAGTCGGCGCACACCGCCAATAATTGTGTGTTCGGTATTTTTGAGAAGATAGTCGGCCATAAGTGAGCCATCTTGACCAGTAACGCCTGTAATAATTATCTTTTTCATTCAAATATATATTTGGTATTTAACATTAACAATGTTTTCTTACTCTGATAGTATTTTTATTTTTTTTCAGCTATAACGTAAAAAGCATTATTCAAATCGTAACTGCTCACAAAAATGTTTTTCATTCCAAATTCTTCAAGGCATTCTTTTATAAGTTCGCCATCCAGACTATGAATATGTTTTTTGTTATAAAATGGCCTCCAATATTTTTGTGTTTTGTGAGGTAAATACAAAAATAAATTACCGCCTTCTTTTAAATGATCAATCCAATATTCCAAAGCTGAAACCCAATTATCTAAATGTTCTAAGCAGTGACTGCTAAAT